ACTGGTTTCAGGTTGAATACGGTCATGCTCCTTGGAATGCCGACTTCACCCAGCGCAAGCTGATCGGTAGCCAAAACAAATGCACCTTTGTCCCATTGGACAATATGGAAGGCCAGGACTACATGATGTTCACCGTACGCGAAAACCTGAAGGTGGGTGTTGACCAGGAAAGCGACAAAGAGGATGTTCGTATCCGCGAATGTGACAACCCGAAAATGGTTCAGTTCTTCATGATGAGCTATTTCGGTGTTGGTTTCGATAACCTTGACAAGAGGTTTATCAAAGTTGCCAAGTTCACCACTGAAGTAGTTGGAGGTTAACATGAGCGGCATTTATAAATCCCTGAAATGGCCTGATGGCCAGTCGAACCCGAGCGGTATCAAGACCCGGGTTTTTATCGCGCCCAAATCATTCATTAAAACCCATCCAAGGGTTATTTCGGCTCCGGTTACCGAAGCTGAGTTTGTGACCCTGGCAGGAGATTATGAAATGAACACTGGCAAAACCTTCCTCGAACTTTACACAACCCAGGGAAAGGGGAAAGTTGAGTTTGAAACTGTTGGTGAAAAAGATCATCAAATGTTTACCAACAAAGGGACGTTTAAATTCCCTGACATCAGTAATGCTGCAAAAGCCCTCGCAAAATCATACCTGAACTCGAATGCGGTTGTGGTTGCTTTGCTTCCTCACGAAACCGAATTCAGAGCTGTTGTGATTGGTGAAGATGATTTTGACGTAACAGTCAAATTTAAAGGCACCTCAGGCGATGCTGCAGGATCTGAAAAGGGACTGACGTTTGATATTGAATGTTCTTCATACAACCCGCTTCCTTCGTATGCAGGCGCAATCGTACTTGAAGATGGTACCTATGATTGCGAAACGGGAGTGTTTACGCCTACTCCGTAGTTTTCAACTATTCAAACCAAAACCTGTCCGGTCCGTCCCGGGCAGGTTTTTAATACTTTAACCCATGCAGGAAATAAAAGAATGGCTCGCTGGTGAAGAAAAAGACTTCGTTACCGGGCTGCAACTTTTTCAGAAATATTCGCGCAACCGCGCCTTGATCCTTTACCTTGTCCGTAAGCAAAATATGGATAAACTTGTGTATGAGCTTGAGAAATTGAGTTGTTCTTCAAGCTTAAAGCCAGTTATTCAGGTGAAAAACACAAGATCTTTTGTTGATCGCGTGATCAATAAAAAGACCTCATTGTCTTCTGATGATCATGATGCTAAGGAGGACCTTTCGAAAAAAATCAGTAAGGTAAACCGTGAAGACCTTCCGGTAGATCTGCAACAGGTTTATGACAGCATCGCTGATGCTTACAAAACCCAGCGTGTGGTACACGAAAAAATGAAGCTCGCCGAAACGGATGAAGCACGCGCGGATATTCGTTCAGAGCTTATCGGTCTTGATGATCTGATTGCTGATGGATGGGACCAGATTGATGCTTTTCTTGCCGGCAAAACTACTGATACGGAACCTCCTCAGGATGTGGTGAAACAGGTGAACAGCGCCAGAACATATATCAGTCGCGAAATCAAGAATTTCAACCCTGAAAAACTTGATAAGTTGCTCGAGCGCATCAATCTGCTTATTGAACAAAAGGCTTCGGTAAGTGAAAAAACCCGTGAAAAACTGATTGAACTGAATGTTATTACCCCAGAATCAAATTTACTGGTCAAATGACCAAACGGCTTTCTATCTGAGCCAGGTGGTTCAATCGCATCATGTGTTTGATTTGATGCTGAATACCATCGAAAGAGCTGATGAACTGATCGTCAGCTCTTTTGCCATTACAGAAACCTTTATCCGTCGATTGGTATATGCGCGCAACAGGATTAAACAAATCACACTAATACTCGATTTTACAATTGCCAGCCGCAATCCGGCCATGATCTGCTTTGCGGCAGAACATGCCGACAGGCTGTTGCTCACAAATAATCACAGCAAGACTATTTACCTGCGCGACAGCCGCCTTGAGATGCTTGCAGTGATGAGCAACAACGCTACAAACAATCAACGCTTCGAATCTGGAATTATCCTTAAAAATCACCCTGTTATCGGGCTTTACCGTCCTTTAATCACTCAAACTATTGAACAAGCTGCACCATGGATCAGCTAAAAGAAATTGAAGAGTTAGCAAGCCTTTTTCTTACCATCGATGAAATATCGATCCTGACGAATATAGATGCAGCTGAGTTTCGGCGAGAGGTCCGGTTTGGAAAGAGCGACCGGGCAAAGGCTTATTTAAAAGGTAAGCTTAATTCAATCCTGGAAGTGAGAAAGCAAACCGTCATGTTTGCTAAAAAAGGTTCGCCGGCTGCCGAAAGCCTGGTAAACAATTATATCTCAAAACAAGCACAAAATGAGTAGGCCATCAAAATTAGATAAGTTTAATGAGCTGATGTTTTCGGATATCGGTTCAATAACGGATATGACCGAAACTGAAAGAAACCAGTTGCTTCGCTACAGGTTTGCTTTTACAATACTGCTCGAAAATCCGAGTTATTCTGATGTGACACTTCGCGACAACCTGATGCTTCAGTTTGGCATCAGCCAGTCGCAAGCCTATCGCGATATCTCGAACCTCAAAATTATCCTACCAAACATTCGCAATGCCGGCAAAGAATGGATACGATACGTCGTTAACGAGGAATTGAAAAATGCCATCAAAGCGGCAAAAGACGCAGGAAAACTGAAAGAACGTATCATGGCTATCTCGGCACTGGCAAAATTCAACCGCCTTGATCAGGAAGATACTGAAGAAATGCCATGGGATGAAATAATTCCCACTGGTATCGAACCTACTTCAGACCCTTCGGTGCTTGACATTACCCCTCTGCAAGACGAAAAAGCAGAGATCAAACGTCTGTTCGAAAAATACGCTGGCGAAATAGAGCTTGACTCATTATCCTACCAAACCGAAACTGATGACCGAAAAGAAGAAGATATATTTCAACCGGCCACAACTTGAGGTCAGGTATATTGCTGCTCATACGACCGTTTTTGTTGGTGGCAGGCGTATTGGTAAAAGTCATGGACTTAATGCTCCCTGGCTTTTACGCAACCTGCAACACATGCCCGGTTCCGGTGGTGGTATTGTGGGCTCAACCTTTCAGCAACTGCTTACCCGCACGCTTCCCGGAACCTTAAAAGCGCTTGCTGATCAAGGCTTCAAACGAAACCTGCACTATTTCATTGGCCGTAAACCGCCCAAAACTGCAGGTTTCAAGGAACCGGTGATTGAACCTGTAAGCTATGACCATGTGGTGAGCTGGTACAATGGCTCGATCCAGTACCTGATCAGTCAGGATATTCCCGGATCATCCAACTCACTTACCCTTCAGTACCTGTTGGGTGATGAGGCCAAATTTTTAGATTTCGAAAAACTCAAAGACGAAACTTTTCCGGCAAATGGTGGTTACAAAGGCCCATGGAAAAACTCACCATGGTTGAACAGTATGTTGTTCACCTCTGATATGCCAACAAGTAAAAAAGGATCATGGTTTTTAAACTATCGTGAGAAAATGGATCCTGAACTGATCAATATGATTAAGCTGCTTGTTTGGCGTATTTATGAGCTGAAGCAAAACCCACCAACCGAATGGAACCAACGCCTGATCCGTGAGCTCAGTCTTAAACTGGCTCAGTTCCGCAGTGTGGCCGTTTATTACCGCGAAGCAAGTTCGATCGAAAACGTGCAGATCATCGGTAAGAAATACATCGCCCAGATGAAGCGCGATTTGCCGCCTTTGGTATTTGCTACTTCCATCCTCTGCCTGCGCCCGGGCAAGCTCAAAGATGGCTTTTACCCATCATTGCGCGATCATCATTTTTACAAGGCTTTTGACAACAGCTACCTGCAGGGCCTTGATTATGATTTTGAAAAAGCACAGGCCGAAAGCTGCGCCCAGGATGCTGATGTGGACCTGTCGCGTCCGATCAGGGTTGCCTTTGACTACAATGCCAATATCAACTGGCTTGTTTGTAGCCAACGATCAGGCGTAAAAGCGCTTGTACTCAAGAGCTTTTATGTGAAATACCAGCGCAAACTGCGCGAATTGGTTGATGATTTTTGTGAATACTACCGAATCCATCTCACCCGTGAAGTGGTCTATTTCTATGATACCACTGCCCTGGGGTCGAATTATGCTGTGTCAGACGAAGACTTTGCCTCGGTGATCTGCTCACAGTTTGAGAAACGTGGGTGGCGGGTGACAAAAATATTCATTGGCCAACCTCCAAAGCATCATGAAAAATACAACATCATTGACCAGGGCTTTAAAGGGCAGAGATACCTATTGCCAATGATAAACGAACCTAATAATGAAGCTTTGAAGATTGGCCTTGAAAACACCGGTGTTAAAATTGGTCCTCTTGGTTTCCAAAAGGATAAGTCGGGCGAAAAACTTGCCGAAACCGAAGAAGACCGCCTCGAAACCCGTACCGATGGCACTGATGCTTTTGATACCCTGATGATTGGCATGTTTTTGCATGATAATGATAGCGCAGGTGCAGCTCCTGCAGGCAGCTCGGCATCAACCACAATTTAGAATTGTTCTTTCGTGGATTCAGTTTAATTTTACTGGATTAACCAATAAAATAATCATCCTATGAAAAAGATTATTTTTCCTACTATTTTATTACTCTTACAATCATGCACATTCGATGATAAAGGTGAACCACATATTGCTGACTGGTTTTGGCTGTTACTAGTCGCTATTTTTGTTTTATTTATAGTATCTCTTGTTAATAGCATTAGGAATACAGAAAAAACGAATAAATCGCTTAGTAATAAAGGTATCAATTTTAACAATTTTATAGATTGTGGTACTTACATTGCTGGTCACCCGTCTTTAAATGACGGATTTAATTCATGCCATGTTTTGCCAAAAGACTGCTCATTAAAACTTTATCACCGGCCTTTTATTTCAGATATGCCTACTTTTAAAGCAGAAATACCTTTTGATAAAATAAAAGATATATCAATTGAGGATTCTTCGACAATTGAGAAAAAAATTACTTTAGGTAGAGTATTACTTGTAGGGGTATTTGCTTTAGCCTGGAAAAAGAATAAAAAAAAGAACCATGCATATCTATCAATAGACTGGTATGATGGTAGATTTAATCATTCTACTTTATTTTCATTTGAAGATGAAAACGCAATGAGTAGTGCCAATAAGGCACGTAATAGTCTGATAAATAGTCTTCCTAAAAAATAATACATAGACCACTTGATTTCTTTAAAAGTGTGATTACATTTGCAGTGCAAAAATCAAGTATCAATGCTCTGTAAATTATTTCACCAAATAGGGGAAAACCCGATAGGTTGCCGATCTCGCGAGGGTTCGGCCGGCTCACTTGAGCCGTTGCAAACCTGTCGGGTTTTTTCCATTGGAGGAATTCCACATGTTTACAACCCATGCAAGGCGCAGGCTTAGCAAAAAAGAGCAGCCTGCCCATTTTCACAAAATGAACCTTAACCAGGTTCTTGAGTTCATTACCCACGTGCCCAAGCGCCAAATCAGGGCCATCCGGATCAAATTGCAGGAAGGAGGCTTACAATGAAAAACCAACTTCAGATCATCCAGCAAGGCGATCAGAAACTGATCCCCATCAAACCCCTTTGTCAGATGCTTGGCATCGATTTTAAAAGCCAGTACGAAAAGCTGAAATCAGACAAAATCCTGAGTTCAACTATGGTGCTTAGCACCACAGTTGGTGCCGATGGTAAAGACCGTGAAATGGTATGTTTGCCTTTCAAATATGCCTTTATGTGGCTTGCCAAAATTGATGTGCGTAATGTGCACGAGGATGCCCGCGACAGCCTGCTTATTGCCCAAACAAAGGCTTACGACCTTTTGTGGGACTCATTGGTGAGTTATCAAAACTATGTTGAGTACCGCAACAAAAGCATCGAAGAGCAAATTGCCATCCGCGATGCTGCCCGCATCGAATTCAGCCATGCCAAAGACAAGCTTACCGAAGCTGAACACGAACTTAAAGGCAGGCTCGCTGTTACCTTCGATAACTATCTTGAGCAACACGCACAGCTACAACTTCAATTCGAATAGCCATGTGTAACAACAAACAACAGAGCACGATTATAGTCGATGGCATTGCCATCGACTATAATCTTGTGCAACTGGTAAAGCGCATGAAAGAGTTGTATGAACAAACCCAGGAATTTGACAACATCAAACGTAGTTTGTTTATGATTCAGAACTCAATCATTGGCCGCACTGAGAATGATTTAGGCCTTGACTTGTCCCAATTACGTGAGCTAGGCGAATCATTCTATTTCATCTTCATTTTCATAGATGCTATGTATGAAATCAATCAAAAAGGAGGTCACGACAAGCACAATTAGGCCTTTGCGCCAGCGTCCCCACGCACATAAGCCCTTATCTATCGGTAGGGGCTTTTTTTATGTAATTACACGGGTACAATTTGCACTCACACCAAGCCCACACACGGCGCGGCCTGTTTAGAATCGTTCTAATTAACTTACATATATCACAAAAAAGCCTGATTTTGTCATTACAAAGACTCTCAGAGCGGTGCGGGGTCTTCTGACTGACAAAGGGAATTTTTTCCCTTTGAACCTAAACAGATCCTTAGACAGGCTTGAAAACTGGTCTGAATTTTAGGGAACATCCTGAGAGGGGCAAAAAAATGACTTTTTTTATTCGTTGATAAACGGATACAAGCGATTAATATACGATTAATCAAGCAGTTAGACCGTATCTTTGTGAAACAATTTAGAACTGGCGGCAACAGTATAAATGCGGCAGTATTTTTAATGAATAACAAAATCAAAAAGGCAGACCATGCCGAAGAACAAAAAGCGGTTGAAGCTTTAGAAGCTCCCGAAGTAACCACCACCGAACAGGAAGCACCTGTTAACTTCAATCTTTTGGTTGATCGCATTTCGGAACTGGAAAAGCAGTTGAGCGAAAAACAGCACAAAAGTATTGATGAAGCTATCAGTTTTTATCGTGAGAAGCAACGCAAAATTGCCGAACTGGAATCCTTCAAGCTCAACAAAAAGGAGATTGAAGAAGCCCTGAACCTTGTAAACGAAAAAGTTAGAGCCCGTGATTTTGAGGCTAAAGTGTACAGGCTTTCCGTTTCGCAGTATCGTGACTATGACCGTGAAGGGCAGAAAGTTTTCAGCCTTACAAATCCGCTAATCCTTGCCGAGTGTATGCAGTTTATCCTGGTGAAGATTGCCGACCGCGTTGATGAACTTCAAAAGGAGATTGAGCAATGAACGACAGGACGAAAGCCAAACGCAGAGTGCTTTGTGAACTTACAGCGCAAGCCAGAACGCTACGCGATGAAATTGTAAGTAAAAGCCTTGAAGCAAAAAATGAAGCCCAAGCCATGTACTGGGCCTCGAGGACCTTGAACTCTATTATCGTAGAGAAATTTTACAAGGATGCTACAAATACGGAATTCCGGACTTTTAACGAGTGGAAGCAAGAGGGCTTCAGTATTATTAAAGATTCGCACGGTTTTGTTGTGTGGGGCAGACCTTTGAACAGCCAGCGGATTGAGAAGGGAGAAGAACCGGACGACGAGAACGAACGTTTTTATCCGATTTCGCATATTTTCAGTAATGCGCAGGTTGAACGTAGGCTGCAGGAGGTTGAGGGATGAAAACCTAATACATAATTAGATTTTTTAACCAAGAGGGGAAGCATGAAAACCATGCTTACCCCCTCATTTTTTGCGGCGCGCCTTCGCTTCGCTACGGCGGGCATGGAGTGAGCGCGAAGGGACTTGTGTTTTATTTGTGCGCTCACAGATTGTGCCATGCAGCAGAGCTGCGGCGTTTGGATTTTCTGTTGAATGATATTATTACTTAATTTTGGAATATGAAAGATGAAAAATACATTGAAGCTTCAAAGCAATTGATGGATCAGCTGCGAAAAGCAGCAGAATCGAAAGGTATAACCATTGAAGAAATTGCAGAAAAGACTGGATATAGACCATTCACTATTGACCGGCTTTTTAAAGGGAAATACGCTCCTGATCTTGATGTGTTCATTAAGCTATGTGAAGTGATTGGGATGAAGATCAGGATTGAAGTTTAAATCTAAGATGACCATGGATGACGTTGCAACATCGATGTATTATACACTTTCTTCAATTGCCCAGGTATTGGCTGCGTTTTTAGCATTAAGTGGTGTTTTTGTAATTAATAAGATCAAAGAATATACAGATTTACAGATAATTAAATTGAAATATCTTATATCACGGTCAGAAGAAATAGCGAATTTCGTTGATGACCGTGTGATTATATTTAATTTACGAAGTAATTTAAATCGTATTCAGACTATTGCTGATACATCGGTCCCATATAATTCGATTTTCGAGATTGATAAATTTATTTTGATAATTCAGAAAAATATTAAGAATCCTATGGTTATGGACCTGTTTAATCTTTTTCATAGTGTGAAACTTACGATTGAACAGCATCAAACCATGAAAAATATTTTGAAATTGTTTAGTGTTGTATCTATTGGTCTCGGTGTGTTGGTTATTTCATTCTCAATTATTGTTTTAGCAAATACACACACTCAACTTATTAAGGAGAATAGTTGCATTGTATTTATAATAGCCATTTCGATTACGATTTTTTGTATGTTACTCATGTTTATAGCGATTTCTTTTTCAATAATTGACATGCAAAATTTTAAACTATATCCCCGCCTTATAAGATTTTTCAGAAAATTCATTTAAGATTTTCATGTCCTTTTCATTCTGAAGCAGCTGCCTTAGGTTTACTGCATCATTAGTATTAACCAAAAAGCATTGGAAATGAAAAAACTGCTTTTCCTTTTAAGCCTTGCCTTTGCGCTGTTTATTGCAGCTCCGCAAGCTGATGCCGGTCCGCCCGGTGATGTGCAGCATGTTTGCCTGTCGGTTGACACGCAAACCGCTCATGCTTCTGTTTTTGTACTGGCAACCTTGCCGGTTGATTCACCTCTGATGTTTGAACAGGTAAGCCTTATTCAATCTCCTGCAGAGACGATCATAACCCGAGCAGTGACGCTTCGCGCTCATAGCTGTAATTATGACCCTCCTAATATTGAGATGGATGAGTCGGGTACCTGCTTACACAACTACTTTGGGATGAATCACCAGAAAATTTCAGTTCTCAAGATGCTGCATGGGAACGAAGGCGATACCTACCGAACGCTTGACCCACCTCATTATTGACTGCAATAACTCATAAAAGCCCTGGATACATTCAGGGCTTTTTTATTGTCCTTTTGTTAGGCTTCGGGGCTGATTATCATTGTTAAAAAAAACAGGGCATGATCTTACTCTCGAACCTTCACAAGATTGTTGAAAAGGGCAGTTTCTCGATTGCTTTTGTTGCCGAGGAAGGCAATATCGTTATGGCCAAAGAAGCGATTTGCACCAGCTGGCACAGCCGGGGCCGAACGATGAACATCAAAATTAATCCAAGTGATGAGATACGCACCATCAGGCGCTGCACCATCATCGCATTTAATGATGAGGAGATTGCCTTATGAGCTACGAAAATTTTGAAATAGATAATTTAACCTATCTTCCTGAAGCAAAAGCAATCATTGCACAGGTTCCGTCAGCTGATATGCTGACAGATCCTGATAGCACAATCACACTGGATAAATACAAGGTGGTCCCATGGGGAGAGAGTAACAACCTGCCAGCTGAAGTATTAAAGAAGATACAGGACTCAGAAATTGTTGCGAGTAACCTCGATCACAACATCAAAATGATGTATGGCCAGGGCGTGCATCCATTCATAAAATCGACTGAAAATGGTAAAGATAAGTTTACCCCTTGCATTGATGAACGGGTTTTAGAGTTTTACGAAAACAATGATATTCCAGGCTATTTTCTTGAGCAGTGTGCTGATATGGCCACCTTTTATAACACCTTCCCTGAAATCATTTTAACCCGCGATATGTCGGCTGTGTATAGCCTCAGGCACAAAGAGGCGACCTTCAGCCGATGGGGCGAAAAGGACAGAGCAACCGGTGAGATCATCAGACATTTTTACAGCTCGAAATGGGTTGATGGAGCAAACGTTGATAATACTGTGATCAGCGATGTTTTGATGCGAAATAATCCTTTGGGTGACCTACAGAACCGGATCAAAAACCGGAAGATCAGCACACCTAGATTCATGCTGCAGATCAGCTTCCCGACACCAGGAAGAGAATACTACCAGAAGCCACCGTTCTGGAGCATTTTTGCTTCAGGATCGTACGATTTTGCGGCCATGATCTGGAACTTCAAAAAGGCCCTGCTGAAGAATGGCCTGGCAGTGAGATGGGTGATTTATGTTTCGGATAAGTATTGGGATTTGATTTTCAATGAAGAAAAAATTGACCGGAACAACCCCGAAAAGGTAAAGGCAAGAAAGGAAGAAGAGTTTGCAAAGTGGCGGACCTTTTTGTCGGATGAAAAAAATGCCGGTAAAGGGCTGGTGGCCCTCAAAAAGATGGTGCCATCAGGATCAACAGCAATTGAAGAAAAATACATCGAGTTTGTTGAGTTGAAAAATGGCTTAAAAGGCGGTGAATATCTTGAAGATATATCGGAAGTGGCCAACACAATCAACTTCTCGATGCAGGTGCATGGCAGCCTGATCGGGAACCAACCAGGTAAAGCAGGCAATAGTTTGAGTGGGACCGATAAACGTGAGCTTTTCATGATCAAAGATGCCATGATGACCCCTTACCGCGACAGGCTCATCAGGCCCCTAACGCTTGTTAGCCGGTTTAATAACTTTCCGAAAGACCTTGTTTGGAAGGTGGTAAGCTTTGAATTTACCACGCTCGACAACAACAAAACAGGTAAACAATCCACCACTGCAACAGAAACTCCTACGCCATGATCATTGAGAATATTGAAACCCTGAAACAATTGATTGCCACGGTTGCCGGTGATAACTTTGATAAGTACAAACCTTACCTGGCAACTGCTGAGCGGTTTGTGAAACGCGAAATCACCGGTACCGAACTTTTTGACCTGGCTACTCCAACAGAGCCTGATTTGTTGGCAATGGTTCAATCGGTAGTGGCATATAAAGGCTACCTTGAGGCGATCCCGTTTCTGGATCTGCTTGAAACAGATAGTGGTTTTGCGGTGGTGAGGAATACGAATCTGGCTCCTGCTTCGCCACAGCGTGTGGCTGAACTGAAAGCAGCCACAGCTGCAAAACTGGATGAGGCTATTGAGGACCTGCTTGAATACCTTGAAGCTGAGAATGGTGATATCGAAGCCGCATGGAAAGGATCAACAACCTACACCCTGATCAATGATAACTATGTGAGCAGTATCAGAGAATTCAGAAAATACGGAAGGTTTGCCGGTAACCGGATTGATTTTATTGCTTTCATCCCCGTGTTGACTTCGGTGAGAAAACTGAAGATTGAACCGGTGATCAGTAAAGAACTTTCTGAAAAAATCATTGAGGGCCTTCGTGATGGTGACCTTTCTGATGATTATAAGAAACTGCTGTCTGACCTGCGGTTTGCCCTAGCCTACTTTGCCAATGGTGACGAAGCTTCAGGGCAAAGCTTTGTGGCCCGGGTGCGATCGGTGCTGATGGCCGATCCGGATAAATACCCTGAGTTTAAGTCAAGTGCGATTTATGCTGCAACACAGGTGGCTGAACGCGATATTTCGGAAGATCCATTTATTGTTTTTGGTGCATGAGAATAGATCTGAAAGTACCTACTTCGTTTGCTGGCCTTCGGCCTGATCAGCTGCAGTATTTCTGTAAAGTAATCCTTCAGCATCCTGATCCGGCTGAGCTTAAGCTGCTCTGCCTGATGAATTATACTGGATTGAAAGTGCTCAAGGCTAAAAAAGAAGATGATCCTGAGGATGGGTTTCGATTCAAATACCAGGGTAAGAGCTTTTATATGAGCAGCGATATGGTGACCGACATCCTTTCGAGGCTCGATTTTTTGACTCAGCCACCCGGCTTGTTCAACCCTCCGGAAGCAATAAAGAACTATCGAGCCTGCGACAGCCGTTTGTTTGGTGTTCGTTTGGATGAGTGGCTGTTTGCTGATTTGATGTACTCTGATTTTAGTAAAACACAAGATGATGCTTCACTGAATAAGATGCTGGCCGTTTTTTATCGCCGGAAAACCGATGATTGGGCTGAAGGAAAGCATATTGAACAATGGGCGAAACGCTTTAAACGAGTTCCGATGCCGGTGAAGTACTCGGTTTATCTATGGTACACTGGTGTTAAGAGCTGGCTGATCACTAAATATTACTATGTGTTTCAGGGTGGATCGGGTGCTGATGATGTGAGTGCTGATGAAATGATCATGGGCATACTGAGCAACCTGAATGAGGGTAAAGTGGCCGATAACGGCATCATCAAAGCATCGGAGATGCATGAGGCCCTGTATGAACTGAACCGCAAGATTGAATACATTAAAAACCTGAAGACTAATGGTTGACCTGTACGATTATTTGGACGAGCGAAAAGACCTGATGGAAGATGTGAAAGCGATTTACCGTGTTTCGGGCATCATGCAGCTTGAAGAGATGCTGAGTAATATACGCGATAACCCAAAGGTTTGTCTGCTGGTTGAAGAAAATGCTGATGGCACCCTGAACCTGAAGGACCGGAAGCTACGCAGCGGGTATCATGTGTTTTATGTGTTTGTGAAAGCCTCTTCGATAGTGAACAGCGCCGAGCGGGTGAGCTGCAAGAAAACGGCTTTTGCACAAGGCCTGCAGGTGATAAACCTGTTGCGTAATGATGCCGGCGATTATGGCGATCCGGCCTATGGGCTGGATGACAGCCGGATTGATTATGGTGGTATTGGCCCTATAGGCAACGGCTATTTTGGTTATTCGTTTGGGTTTATGATCCATGATGCTTTTACCAACTAAGCGATGGCAGAAAACACAAATATTGCCTTAACGGTTGAAGCCTGGGCAGATATCGTGATTAAAGAATGGCTGAAAAAGGCAGATGCCTTGGGTGTTGGAAACAGTGAAAAATCGACAGGCGCGGCTCTGCAGAGCTTTACTAAAACAATATTCACAAATGCACAAGGCGATCCGGATAGAGTTTTGTTTGCCTTTAACTGGTATCTGAACATGGTGGACTGGGGTGTTGGTAAAAATGTAACGATAACGAATCGTGAATCAATGATTGCTGCCGGTCTGACAAAACGTCGTCCTAAACCATTTAATTCTGATACTTTTTATAAGCAACTTGAAGTGCTCCGTCATTTACTTGAAGAAAAGCATGCAATGAAGATTGAGCAGTTGGTTATTGAAAAATTAAATTCATAAGTGATGAAACAAGCTAATCTTTATGTTGGAATAAACAACGAGGATGCCAAGGCCAGACTTAAAGAAATTGAAGGTCAGTTACAAGAACTTATTCGTCTTAGAGACAAAGCCTTCCAGGATAAAGATGTTACAGCTTATACGAAGCTTGATAAGCAAATAAATAAGCTTACCGGCGAATCAAAAAAGTTAGAAAGGGGCA